AGCTGTTGATCAGGGTGGTTCAGGTCAAACAACCTATACAGATGGTCAATTACTCATCGGTAATACAACCGGTAGTACCTTAGCTAAAGCAACTTTGACTGGTGGAAGTAATGTAACGGTAACAAACGGAAGTGGAAGTATATCGATAGCGGCTACAGATACTAATACAACGTATACTGCAGGCCCGGGTATAGATTTAACTGGAACTAAGTTTTCAGCCGAATTAACCTCGAATGGTGGTTTAGAGTTTAGTGGTGCTGGCGATACCGACACTCTTCAAATTGCTCAAGGTATATCACAATATGATGTAGCTCAGTTTGCTGCTAGTGTTGTTGACGATGATTTCTTAAGAATAGATGGAACCACTGTTGAAGGTAGAAGCGCTTCTGAAGTATTATCTGATATAGGAGCTTCGCCGGTTGCTGGTAGTGCATCGATAGCAACGGTCGGAACCGTCACAGCTGGAACATGGAATGGCGATGCTATAAGTTTATCTGGAAGTTATGTAACTGGTAACTTACCAGTTGGTAATTTAAATAGCGGAACTAGCGCAAGTAGTTCTACATTTTGGCGCGGTGATGGAAGTTGGGCAACACCAACGGCAGGAGATCCCGCAGGAACGGCTGTAGCTATGGCCATCGCTCTAGGAGGATAATATGGCTAATAACTTTAAAAATCAGGGTGCTGCACTAACTCAGGGCGGAGGAGTTGTATATACTGCACCCAGTGGTACTCAATCAATTATACATTCATGTTACATAAGTAATATTGATGGTACTAATTCAGCTACTGTAGATATTAAAGCAAGAGCAACTTCTGGAGATACTTATTACCATGTAGCTAAAACTATTCCAATCCCAGCGGATTCAACTTTAGTTTTAGATAAACCAATAGATTTAGAAGCTACTGGCGATGTTCATATGACAGCTAATTTAGATAATGACCTTGAAGTAGTTATGGGTATACTAGAGATTGACTAATGTCATATTTAGGTAAAGTTGAACTAAAATCCTCTGACATAAGGAGGGTTGACGTAACGAGTTCTACGTCTGCTACGCATACACTTACTTGGACACCCCCAAGTGAGCAATCCCTTATCATCACGATAAACGGGGTTAAGCAACAGAACAACTACAGTATCTCTGGTGTTACTCTTACTCTGGATACTGCTCTGGTTGCTACTGATGAGATGGAAGTTATAGGCATCAACGATATAGGAACTACTACAGTTCCCGGTGATGGTACAGTTACCACCACTAAGATCGAAGATGACGCTGTTACTGCTGATAAATTAGCCAATGCCATCAACACTTCTATTGCCGCTAATACAGCCAAAGTAACAAACGCTACTCATACAGGCGATGTGACAGGTGCTACAGCCCTTACTATCGCAAGTGGTGCAGTAGACCTTGCAATGCTTAGTGCCACAGGCACGGCTGATGCAACAACCTTTTTAAGAGGCGATAATGCTTGGGCTGCAGTAGCAGGGGGGTTGTCTGATGCGAGTCAGTGGAGACTAACTTCTAATTTTGCGGGAGATGCTGATCCAATTGCGAGTAATCTTGCTGTAGTAGACAGTGATGGTTACGGTTCTTTGGGTTCAGCAATGACAGAATCATCAGGGATTTTTACTTTTCCATCAACAGGATATTGGTTAATTATTTGTCAATATAGTGCTCGTTATGATGCCGTGGGTGCATCAGGGTATGCCATGTTAAAAACTCAAACAACAGTTAATGATGGAACTTATGGTGATGCGGCAATAATTTATACAACTTTTGAATCAGGAACTGATTATAGCTCCACAAATGGGCAATTTCTTTTCGATGTCACAAGCACATCCACGCATAAAGTTCGGTTTCGGGTTGATCAATCAAATACAAGTAATGTTACATTAGGTGATGGTAGTAAAAATATGACAGCTATGACCTTTATGAAGCTAGGGGCGACATAATGAGACCAGAACATATCGAAGATATCTTGGTTAAACTGCATACAGGACAATGGTTTGGCTGGTCTGACCCTAAAAATAGGGTTTATGCAAATCTTATTATTCATGGTGGTCAAGACAAACCCACGCAGGAACATCTCGAATCTGAACTTGCGAGTATGCAAGCAGAATATGATGCACAGGAATACGCCCGTAATCGCCAAGCGGAATACCCATCAATAAACGACCTAATCGTAGCCCTATGGGAAAACGTAGTAGAGGAAAGAGCAGCTTCAGTTATAGAACTGGAAGCAAAACGACAAGCAATCAAAACAAAGTATCCTAAATAAGAGACATAATATGAGTTATATAGGAAACAAACCACCTTTTGTAACCATCCCCGCAGATGATGCGGTAACTACTGCAATGCTGCAAGATGATGCGGTTACCTCTGCTAAAATAGATGACGGTACGATTGATACTATTGATATAGCAGATGATGCTGTAACTGCTGACAAGTTAGCAAATGCCATTAATACTTCCATTGCTGCCAACACCTCTAAGGTAACAAACGCTACCCACACAGGTGATGTAACAGGGGCTACAGCCCTAACCATTGCTAACGATGCAGTAGACATCGCAATGTTATCTGCAACAGGTACAGCAAGTGCTACTACTTTTTTAAGAGGGGATAATGCTTGGTCTGCTGCTGGCATAGTAAAGGCGTGGATAAATTTTGATGGTACAGGAACTATTGCTATTAGCGATAGTTTTAATGTTACATCAATTACTGATAAGGGGACTGGAAATTATACTATTACTTGGGATACAGATTTTGCAAATGCAGATTATGCAGTTGCGGGAATGTCCCTGTGTACACAATGTTTCGTCGCCCTACAAGCAAAAGTTGCTGGCTCAATAGATATTTACACTGGATATACAACGGATGGAAACCAGTACGATAATGCCAATGTTTGTATCATAGCAATAGGTGATCAGTAATGAGAATTTTATATACAAATGATGAAGGTGGTGTATCAGTTGTTGTGCCCGCGCCATCTTGGACAGGTACAATGGAAGAACTAGCCGCAAAGGTTGTTCCTGAGAATGAACCTTATAAAATAGTTGAAGATTCTGTCGTGCCAACAGACAGGACATTTAGAGGTGCTTGGGAGAATTACGAGGCTATTAATGTAAATTTCTCAAAGGCGCAAACTATTACAAAGGAAAGATTGCGTGGGGAGCGCAAACCATTGCTTGAGGAGCAGGATATTCTTTTTATGAGAGCGGTAGAAACCAGCCAAGACAAGTCTGATATTGTGGCGGAGAAGCAAAGATTGCGTGATATAACGTTATCAGTTGATACGGCAGTAGATTTGGATGAATTGAAGGGGTTGAATGTAAATGGCTAGAACAACTATAAGAACTGAAGACATTACGGCTAGTGAGGTCACCACTGCTAAGATGGCAGATTCTGCTTTTCTGGCTAACCGTAATGTTGTCATCAATGGTGATATGCAAATAGCTCAAAGAGGTACAAGTGTTCAAAAGCAATACGATACCTCTAATGGTTATTACACCTGCGACAGGGTTCGTACTTCTCAAAGTGCTTTAGACAACGCGGTTTGGACAATGACCCAAGATTCTCACTTGCTCACTGGCCCTACAGGATTCCCAAATTCTTGGAAAATAACAGTTGATACTGCCGAAACTGCATTAGCAACAGACGAACATATCGCTTTTCAGATGAACCTTGAGGCGGCCAATTTACAGAATCTGGCTTACGGAACATCAGCAGCAAGGACAATAACAATATCCTTTTGGGTTAAATCAGATGTTGCTGCAACATATGCAATGTCGATTTATGCGTCTGATGCTGATAGGAATATGGGCGGAACCTATACCATAAATGGCGCTGATACTTGGGAATATAAAACTATTACTTTTGTGGGGGACACGGCAGGAACCGGAATCAATAATGATACTGGTAGAGGTTTAACTCTTTATTGGTATTTGTCGGCTGGAACAGATAGAACATCGGTTGATAATACTTCATGGGCGGCTTATTCCACTACCCGCGCTGCTTTCGGTCAAACTGCTAACATTTTAGCCACTGCTACAGATTACTGGCAGATCACAGGAGTTCAATTAGAAATAGGAACAACTGCCACCCCATTCGAGCATAAATCATTCGGACAAGAGTTAGCTGCTTGTCAGAGATATTATAATAAGACTTTTGCTTATGCTACTGCTCCTGCAAATGGTGCTGGACATACATGGACAGGCGCATTACTTTGGGATACTAGAGTAACAACTTTATCGCCTTCTGTTAATTGGCAGTATCCAGTTGCTATGCGAGCACTTCCCACAGTAACTTTATATAATACACGAGCCAGCGGAACTGCTGGTCAGTGGACTACCGGTGGTTCAGATGGTGCAAATGCTAGAGCTTTAACTACTAGTGAAACTACAGCAGCTATAGATAATACAGGAACAACTTTAGGAGCTGCATCGTGGGGTATTCACGCTACCGCAGAATCGGAGTTATAAGATATGGCAGATTATAAATTAGTAGAAAATTCAGAAATGATTTATCGTAAATCAGATGGGGCGTTTATTCCACCTAACCCAGATAATAGAGATTATAAAGAATATCTTGAGTGGGTCGCAGAAGGCAATACGATTGAGGAAGCTTCTTAATGGCTAGAACAACTATAGGATGGTCATAATATGAGTTATATAGGAAACAAACCAGCGCCATGGGATGCTATGCCCTAAACCATGAGGCGCACACTCCTCTCGGCTTTGTTTTTTTTTTGGCTTCGCGGGATACATAACGTATCCGTCTTACGCAGAGCAACGACAGAACGTCATGCCGCCCCTTGGCACTCAACCGGTGCCAACGCAGTTCATGTTGTATTGCAGCCGTGATTCTGCTGGGATGTTTTACTTCCTCGAACATCAGTATGGGGAAGTTATCAGGGCAATCCTGACCAAAACCAAAGGTGCGGTAGACATATATCTAACTGTGGACAGTGGAGAAGATGGAACATTCAGTTTAGTGGGGGTAAAGGATAATACCGCTTGCCTCATATTCTCAGGCGGCCCGGTACTTTGGTCTGATGACAGGCCAGCAAACAGATTAGACAGACATGAAGATGTTTTAGGGGACGAATTATGAGCGATGTTAGCGATCTTGAGATTGGGAAACTAATCCAGAAGGTGGATAGCCTTGAGGTTATGGTGAGAGAACAGAATGATAGGCTTGACAAATTAGATCAGCAACTCGAACGCACCCGTGGAATCGGAATTGGGGTAGTACTCGCTACCGTGGGATTAGGTGGGCTTGGCGGATCGCTTTTCACAAGGTGGCTAAGTGGCAGCGGATGAGGGAATTCTTCTAAGCGATAAAACTAGTGTTGGGATGCCCATAAGGAATCTCATAGGTTTAATCGGCGCGGTTTGTGTAGGGGCTTGGGCATTTTTTGGGATACAAGAACGACTGAATATTGTTGAGACAAACCAGATACTCATGCAAGCTGACGTAACTAAGAATAGCACATTTACTGAAAAATGGCCAAGGGGTGAATTAGGAGCGCTGCCAGCAGATGCTGAACAGTTCATGCTTATAGAACATCTCTCGAAGGAGTTTGAAAAGCTCCTAAATAATGTTGAAGGTGGAAATGCTCCATTCGATAGACAACAGGCACTTACCCTTGACTTCTACCGACAGAGAATAGAAGCACTGGAATCAAAGGTAGAGCTACTAAAGGATAAGGTTGCACAAATTAAATTCGGAAATGGAGTAGCACACTAATGGAAGTCATGTTTGTATTATTATTGTATATGAATGATAATGTAAAAGAATATATGGGTCATTGGGAGAACCCCAGTAATGGTCAATGGGAAGAAATGGGGATGTCTGGATGTCTAAGTATGAA